CCATGTCCTGCTCAATTTGATTCTTTTGCTCTTCATAAATTCTTTTACGAACATCATTGTCCGTCATCTCCTTGAAATAGGGCTGAACAACTAACCATGCAAAAATAACCAAACACATAGCAAGGTCATCATTACATCCTTCTTCAGCTTCAAAAGATTGATTTCTTTGAATAAATGTGGTAAGCTCACTAATGATATCGTAATCGGAGAAGATTAATTTATCATCTTCAATCATTGTCTTTAAGTTAGAACATCCAACTTTCTTGACAGTTTTACTCATCTTAAGTCCTAATTGTGACTTACTTCCAGAAAAACCTTGTCCAACTAATTGACCTGCTCTACCTCTCATGGCAACCATGAGTAAGTTTTCATATTCCAAATCAAATTGGATGATTGATGCAACTTGATCACCAATATCATTAATTTCAACTAACACATATGCTTTGTTATATGCCGTTGCAAACTGTTCAATGATGTTAGGAAACAGCATTGGTTTGATTTCATTGTTCCTATATTTTGCTACGATCTTATATGGAAAATTGGTAATATCAAATACAAGAAATGCAGAATAGTCATGTGATACACCTCTAGCAACGTCAACTGTTACGATGTAATTGTGTTCTTCAATGGGGTCTTCATAAACATCCAATCCCTTATGAGATTTTATTGGATCTTCATATACAAGTGCTTTAAGTTTCGCTGCTGAAATGAGAGTATCAACAGATCCTAAAAATTCGCACTCAAATTCTTGTTGGAATTGTTGTGCAGATGTGTTTGCAATGGTTTGATCTTTCCATAACGCATCTCTTCCTGGAACTTCAGACCAATGAACTTCTGTAGTTACATATTGGTTTTTACCACGTTCAGCATCATGCCACAAACGATAAAAATGGTTCATACCCTTCGGGGTAGAAACGATAATAACCTTTGTAGATTTACCAGATGAAATTGTAGGATATACAGAACTGAAGAAGTCATCTGCAATGTGGTTTGGAATGAACGCAAATTCGTCCAAGAAGATGATATTGAATGACATACCTCGGACAGCAGATGCTGAGGTTGATGCAGCGATAATCTTAGATCCGTTCTCTAGTGTTAAACTACCTTTGTTCCATGCGATGATACCCTGCTGCATCCACCTAGGAAGGTTCTCATAGGCGGTCTGGAGCCTCTCTAACAGCTCTCTAGCGGTCGATGCCTTGTTTGCAAGTATACCGATGTTTACATTGTCATTAAAGACCGCATAGTGAAGTAGATAAGATACCACAGTAGTAGATTTACCTGTTTGACGAGGCATCTTGCAGATATTAAATCTATTTCCATGGAAATTTCTAATCAACTTTTCCTGGAACGCATACATTTCAAAAGGTATCAAACCCTTATCAACGTTTACGATCTTGACATGATTTTTTGCAAAATATACAGGATCTTCTTTACATTTAACAAATTCTACAATTTGTTCTTTTGTAAATTCAATCGGTGTATTTGCTTTTTTTAGGTTAGGATTACCAAGATAAATGCTATCACTCATAATAAACTACCTCTGTTCAATCCAGTTTAATACTGCAAGTGCTGCTTTGTTTACGTTTGGTGATGCACAAGCAAGCGTGATAGTGTCACTAATTGTTCCAATACCAGATCTTCCAATCTGTAAGTCTGCAAGTCTATCAATCTCAATCAAATTAGATCCACCAGAAACTACAAATCCAGAAAGAATATCTCTACCCCCAGAAAGTGCAGTTGCAGAGGTATCATATTGGATAAATGAATCTACATCTGCGTGATTTGTCCAAACTGGATTAGTCAACGTTGCATTCTGAAGAACTTTCCAATACACATTAGTATTATCATTGGTTACTGCCTGCAAAGATCTCACAAGCATTACTGAATTGAGAGCAGATGATTTAAGACGCAAACTTACAATCGGATAGAACGTATTTGCCAGTGTCATCGTAGTCCCAGTGATTCCATTGGATTGGCTTAAAAGAGTTCCGAGTTTGTCTGCATTACCTTCTTGGATGAGAGAATTGGAACCTTGATAGAGATAATGAGTTCCTGCAACACCAGTTACATTCTCAATCTCGCAACGGATTGGGAGGAATGGACTAGAACACCAAACAAAATTATTTACATTTGAATTATCAAAGGTATGACTCTTGATAGTTTCTCCCTTCATCAACCAAGCAAAATCTACGGTTCCTGCACCATACCATTCATAATTGATAGAAATCATTTGTTGTTTTGTTGGATCTGCGGTTACACCAGTCCAACCATTGCCATCAAACTTTTCACCATTCCATTCATCTCTACCAACTCTTCTTTCTGTAGTAATACCAGATGTGCTTGTGCGAATTACATAGGAGTAAGTTCCTCCATCATCCTCAAAGTATGCACCATTATAGTCATCAAACAATCCAAATCTTCTGCGAATACCTACCTTTGGTTGTTCTAACCTAATTGCGAACGCAAGTGTTGCAGGTCTACCAGGAATGTACCTCATCACATTTCTGGTTTGTCTAATAACTTTACTTCCAGTAGTAACACCAACTTGCATAATTACATTACTGGAATATTGATTCCAAGTTGCAGTTCCAACTCCAACAATTCTCTCATCCCAAACATCAGTCTCTTTACCATACTGAAATGTGTTAAAGAAAACTGTTTGGAAAGGTGCAGTTTTTAACCTGTTATTATTAGAAAACTGAGGTCTCCAATCTGTCTGGTTTCCCCAGTGATCTGCGATGTTAAAAACCTCAAATAAAGATCTTTCTTGATTCAGAAAGTCTTGTGTAGTCTTATTCCACTGTGCCATAAATTAAACCCAATCTAACTTTGCTGGATGATATCTTTTAGAATCTTTTACTTTAATATTATCCGACTCAGAATCTGCTGGATAAATTTGATGTACAATAATTCCTGGATATTGCCCTTGAAGTTCTTCTGCTAATCTTTCTCTAGAAGGAATTCCATCCTTAGCAGTAAAATCCATTCGATATAATTGACCTTGCCAAACAAGATCAGCAGTAAAATCTTCACCAACTTGTTGTGATTCTGAATGACTACCAATATTTAAAGTACCGTTGAAGTCACCGTTGATGGTGACACTTTCTGAAAGAAATTGATTGAAGCTTTTCATATCAGCAGTTCCAAGCTCTAAGGGACTTATTGATTCTGCTATTTGGATCATTAGCAGTTTTCTTTGATGTTAGTTTCTCTTTCATACCTCTCATCCTTGCACAGAATGATGCACGTCTTTTGTTACCGACCTTTTTAGAAGGTGCCTTCAAATCACTACCAGGATTTTCTCTTTCATAAGACTTGCGACCTTTTTCATTAAGACCACCTTTTTTATTCTGTCCCTCCTTACGAGTCCAAGCAGCACCCTCACCAATAACCCCAATATTCATTAAGTAGTTTCTACGTCTTTTTTCTGCACTATCATAAGTGGTGTTACCATACTTAGGTTCTGGTTGAGGCTCAGCTTCTTCTTTGGCAATGATATAATTATCGGAACCAACAGTATTCATTGCAGGATAATATGCAAGAACTTTTCCAGATGGATAAATTTTTTCTACTGCAGTAGCTACTTCCTCTCTTGAAGGTTGCTCTGATCCAGAAAAATATAATTTTATGGTATAATATTTTCCATAAAAATTTACCATAACTACATATACTCTCCCCATCGATTGAATTCTTTTTACATTCTCTGATACTGGGACACAATTTGGAACCATTTTCTTACCTTTTTTCTTCATCCCTTCTTGCTTATAACCATCCCAACATTTTTCATCTAAAACTTTAGCTACAATTGCTGAAACTTCTTCAGATTTATTGCCCCAATTTTTAGCACCAACTTTACGACATTTAACTAATGCCCCAGATGCGTATGCAGAGGGCCATACAGAATACCGAGACTTTACTTTCTTGTAGCAAGCATCTTTTTCTTCGGTAGTCAATGGTTTGTCTGGTCCTTGTAATCCAGTCTTATCAACACTAAACTTAAATCTTGAAGCACCAGTGGGTTTTGGTTTTGGCTTAGTTGCAGATGCTGGAATTTGTTCACCAACTCTATATGATCTTTGTTCATTTGCAACATAATCGGCGGCAGTATCAATATAATCTGCTGCCTTAGTAATTTTAGATTGAACCCAAGCTTCTAAATTACCTTCACCCTTTTTACCCATTTTTTTCTCAAGACGCTTTGCAGCATTGTGAATTGTTTTCAATTCAGAACGAGCCATTGAATATTCATGATCTTTTGCTTCTTGAGTTACCATCTTTGCTTTACCTTTTCTATTTGGATTTGGATCTTCTTTACGTTTTTTACGGGCTCTTTTATTTCTTTCTTCTTTATCTAATGCGGCACGATCATCAGGATCACGGCAATATGGTTTAGTTTTTTGTCCAGGTTGTTTTGCACATGGTTTGCCATCATATTTACCACCAGTCTGAACCCATCCACCACCTTTAAACCAATCACGGAGGGAGTAGTTTTTATCTTTGGCGGATTTTCCGTCTCTCATAAAATTTAATCTTGCGTATTATTATTTAGAATACCTTGCTTAATTAATTTAGAAAGTTCTGCTGTGGAACCAACAAACAATGAATTATTTACAGTTGTTGGTCTTGCATGTTTTTCATCAAGATCCTTCATTTTCTTTTGAAGATCCATTAATTTATCGGCAACATCAGCAACGTTTTTAATTAATTGCCCAGCAACCTCGTAAGCTCTAGGATGATCGGAACTAGTTGCAACTTCCAGTATTCCATCCACAGCTTCTTGACCTTTCTCGATCAAAGCATAAAGTTGACCCCTGGTATACTCATAGTCCTTTTGAGGTTCTTCAACTTTAACAAGTTTTGGTTTTTCAGAAGCAACTATTTCAGAAGATTCTACTTCAGATTCTACATTCAAAACGTCACTAATTTTGTCGAAAGTATTCATGTTAGATCTACATCTTGTTGTTGGGATGGACTATAAGTTTTGAAATCTTGGTAGAATGAAGAAGTTTCATTAAAACCAAAATCATCACCAGGCTCTACTAATACGTCATCAGCAGCATTTATTACACCGTCATCATTGTAATCTTGTAATGCTTTTGGTGTTGCAGTGTAACGTACTTCACGCTTAGCAGTTGTTGTTGTGTTGCCGTAGTAATCAACTTGAACTTTTTTAATTAGTTTATCTGTTGAATCGGCTATCAATCCGAACAGAGATGTTTTTGCCACAAAATTCAATGTATATATAATGGTTCTTGTTTCATCGTATCCACCTTCATATTTGTCATCTGGTGGATTTACAGATTCTAATACGATAGGAATATCTCTTTTTTCCCCAATAGTTTCAACCAGATCTATCGATATGTTAAAAGCTGGTTGGAAAAATGGTAATATTTGCTCTATAATTTGCAACATGTCTTCTTGCGTTTTAGAC